ATACACCTCTGTCGGTGAAAGACGATTACGCATTGTAATGTATTTTTGTGTTACAGGTTTCATGGTTTAATCAACATAAACAAAAAACAAATAGCCAGCACGGTAAAAGTTGGCAGGCGTCCGAATAATGCTCCTAAAAAAGCACCGATAGCAAAAATACTTGTAGGGGTTAAAAGAAGTTCCATGTTAGAATCCAAGTTATTTACAAGGATTCTAACACTACTCACATATTATGGCAACAGGTCTGTTGTTTTTTTGCTACCAATCTCAATCTTACGTGGTTTCTTTTCTTCCGGAATAATATTTTCCAGATTGATAACCAGTAATCCATCAACAATATCGGCATCTTTAACAACGACCGTATCAGAAAGTACAAATTTGTGGGAAAAATCCCTTGTACCAATTCCACGGTGTAGGTATTTGTCCGATGTTCTGGCAGTTTTGATAGCACCATTTACGTGAAGTTTTCCACCTTCTGAAGTGATTTCAATCTCATCACGTTTGAAGCCGGAGACGGCAATCTCAATCGTGTAATTTTCATTATCTTCTTTAATAATATTATATGGTGGATAAGTTTGAATTTTAGCACCTTGTCCAAGAAGATTATCAAATTCTTCAAAGGTACTTAGTAGTCGGTCGAAACCAACAGTGGAAGGAAGCAAAGATTTGCCGTATGGCAATGATAGATGTGTCATAGTTTTCTCCTAAAAGCGAGTTGATTAAAAGTGATACCCCGAAGGCATATCAGCTGGTTACTTTATCCAGCGCCTACTAACGAGAGGCAGTTCAATTGCTCGGACGCCTTTTTACCGTTGACATCAAACGGCCCTAAGGTGGGCTAAATCGTGACAGTTGTTTACATGGTTACTGTCGCCATGTTCCCATCCCGAGTGAGATACTTTTATTTATCCAAGTTGCCAAGTTTTTTTGTTATCGTGAATTGCTACTGTACAAGATTCATCTGTATCGATTTGCTTATGCGTTAAAAACTTAATATTATTTTTTCCTAATAACCACTCAGTTAAAGCATAGACACTATAAGGTTCTGTTATATCATCTCTACGTTCTGTACGTATCTCACAATATTTTAAAAATTCGTTTGTCAAATTAGGTTTACTAATAATAACAAAATCATCCACTAAATCCGTTTTCATACCTCGATTATAGAAGTGTAAACTATTTCTTTTGGGAAATATCATATCTGCATCATCAAATAAAGAATAGACTTCATCAAAATTTAATTTCCAATGAATGTCAAAGTCGGAATATAATCCACCAAATCTATTCATTGTTGTATATCTAGCTAATTGTAATTTGTGAAATAGACTAGACTCCGAATAAAACTTATTAGACTCGAAATCTAGGTCTGTCCAAATTTTAAATTCATAATCAGTATTCATTTGTTTAGTTCGGTTAAAATTATCCATAAATTTTTCTGGAACTTTTTTATCACCGACCCAAATATAATGCACCAAATTATTAATTTTTTTCATATTTTCAATTAAACATTCTGAAGATAGAATTATTTGTCTACGACTTGAGGTTTTTTACCAATATTGTATTTGGGTATCAATTCCCAATCAGCCTTCTCTTTGTGTGAAATAATTTTCACCTGTGATAAAGATACTGTTGGTTCTTTAGTTTGTTCTTTGTTAACAATCTTAAGAAGTTCCCAATCTTCCAATAAATTAGCTACCGTATTTCTACGTGCAAGATCATTGTCGGTAATATCTGTTGGTTTACCATCTAAAGAAAAGAGTTCTTTAAAGTGTGTAATATAATATTTGCCTTGCTTGTGTAGAATGTGACAAGACTGATAGAGTATTTTTTCTTTTTTAGATGCAACACCAATTCGAGTAAGTGTCTCTCTCACTTTCAAAAAATCATCCTTTTGGTCAAGTGTCACCTCCACCATATCTTCTATTTTAATCATCGTTTTTTCACTCCGCCTTTTTCTAGTTTTTCTTTTATCAAAGCGATTTGTTCATCTGAAAGAATACGTAGGGCTTCTTTGGCTTTTTCGTTAGAATAACCAAAATACTCCTTCACACATTCTATGTCCTGTATGGCCGTAGCATTCTGCCACTTTTCAAACTTACGTTTAATAGGCCTAATGGTATTTAGAAGATATTGGTATTGAAGTTTTTTGGGTAGACCATGATTTATATTCATCTGGTTTGCGTATAAAATACAATCCATATGATAAGAGAGTGAACGGTTTACGATAAACGGTGCGTAGTCCTTTTCGTTATCAAGTACGTCTTTTTTTGTCTGTAGAATACTTGGAACAATGTCTTTAAACAGATCAGCCATTATTTGAACTCACACTCAATCATAAACTCAGTCAAACAAGCAATCAAGTTAATCTCTTGGTCGGCAACAAAAGCGGCTTGATACTGGTACTTGGATAGAACCAAAACAGCAGGAGGAATACTTTCTGGCTTCAGAAAGTCATACATGCTGTCATAGATTTTACGTAGAACTGTAGCAGGATCCGAATCTATATTATTTGTCACCCATTTACGTGCAGTACCAAAGTCTTTACCTTTTAGTGCTTTGACCAAATCGGTAATATTAACGTCAGCAACTAGGGCAAGGATACCTTTGTCGATAGTTTTATCACCATTTGATGCATATCTTTGTATTTCATTTAGAACACGGCGGTTATCAGGAAAGTGTTTAGTAATAACAGCGGCAACAACTTGCTTGTCATATGTGACACCTTCTTCAGAAAGAATCCATTCCAAACGTTTGAAGAACTGTGTGGCCATCTTTGCTTTTTGACCATTCTGTAGTTTAAATTCTACAACTGAACAACGAGAATGGAGTGCATCCATAATCTTGTGTTTGAAGTTACATGTGAAAATAAATGAACAGTTTACTGCAAATTCTTCAATAGAACCACGTAGTGCGGCTTGTGCATGGTGTGTTAAGTAGTCAGCTTCATCAATGATGATGACTTTGCGACCACCAGAAAGGCTCATTGATGACGCATAATTTTTAACTTTGATTCGGATGTAGTCAACACCGTTGTCGTCCGATCCGTTGATGACAATATAGTCGCAACCGACTTCTTCACAGAGGGCTTTTGCGATTGTGGTTTTACCAACGCCCGCCGATCCAGTAAGTAGCAAATTTGGGATTTCTTTTCTGTTAACATATTCCTGAAAGGTTGATTTGATAGTCTCCGGAAGAATACAGTCCTCAATTTTGTGAGGACGATACTTTTCCACCCATAGCATTTGATTGCTTTCCATTCACATACTCCATAATATAAAAATTTATTGTATCACATCTTACGCCAAATGTCATTCTCTTTGACGTAAAGTTTACCATCAGGACCTGGTACAATATTCACCGACACACGCTTCTCAGTACCAGGTTTATAATTTGGTCCATACCCCACAATATACATGCTATTTGTACCATATACTTTTGCTGGCGGTAATTCTTCACCATAAGTTGCAGTTAATTGCAAAATTGGTTTCTTTTCAAGTAGTGCTTCTAGTTCTTTTGTAGGAAGTTCATCTTGTTTATAAACAATTTTTTCTTTAGCCTGTTTATAACCTTCAGCGCCAGCCAAAAAAAGGCCTGAAATTCCCAGGCCTTTTAAGAAGTTTCTGCGTACAGAATTACTCATTTTGTTTCAGATAAACCAAGGTAAAGGGCTTCAAACTCCGAATCTTCAGTCACTTCTTCTTGGAAAGATTGTTTGTGATGAGTCTTAGCAAGTCGATTCAAAACCTTTTTCGGAATCTTATGTGCATCATACAATGCACCAATGATATCTTTGATAGCTTCCTTGTGTTGTTCAATCTTTGACATTTCATTTGAAATTTCATTCAAACAATCATGGATAGATTTCAAATCATCTTCGGTAAAAGAACCATAAAGTGTAGTCACAGCAGTCATAATTATCCTTCGTACTTAGAACCAGTTTCAGTTGTGATCCAGTATTCAACATTTACTGTTGCGTTCTTGAAGTGACCAATACCTTTAGAAGAAATGGTAATGTCATAAGAACCTGGAATCAATTTCAAGTTGTCAGTGGCAAACACCATACGATATTTTGCACCTGTTCCATTAACATTCAATTTAGTTGAATTAACGTGTGCGGCATCATCTTTTGCATCAAAAGTTTCAATGCTAACAGATTCACCATCAGAAACGAAAGCGATGTTAGGAGAACCCAAAACTGAAGCGGCACGTGTGATCCAGTCGAGGTCATCTGGAGTAACAGTGAATTTAACTTCTGCATTCTCCATGTTTACCTTCTTGTCTGGTGGAACAAGAATAGTTTCTTTCGATGCTTTGCGATAGTTTGTTTTAGAACGACCAGAGAGTCCGAGAATAGTGATATTCTTTTCCGAGAATTCTAGTTCTGGTGTGTCTGCACGTTGCATAGACAATACGCCGAGAAAGTTATTCAGGTCGTGAATACCAAACTCATCATCAAATGTGTCTTTCAATTCTGCTCTCGCAAGAATGTTCTTTTGTTTAGAGATGGTTTCGATAACATTACCACGCTTAACAAAGATACCTTCATTAATAGTAGAAAAGTTTTTGAATACACTCAATGTGTCAGTTGACAGTTTCATTACAATACTCCTTTGATTAATTCACAATTATACTTGAACCATAAGATTTTTTCAAGCATTTTAAAATATTATTCTTCAAGTCTTCCATAGTTCCTTCATTGTCGATTGTATGGTCAATATGACCACCAATCCAACTCCATTCAGAAGCATGAACACCAGATTGTTTTTCCATAAAATTCAATGCTCCTAAATCACCACGATTTGCTTTAGAGGCAATATCATACCAGTGAGGGGTGATACCACGTTTGATTTCAATTAGAATACCACCATTGCTATTGAGGAATTCAATTTCATTTTGGAAACGAACATCTGTAATAACAAAGTTTTGGTCGGAATTACTTTCGATGTACTTCTTCATTTTGATGATCCAGAAGTCTGTATGGAATACATTACGTCCAACTTCTGTACCCATCAATTGAAGTGCTAATCTAGGTGTAAATTCACGACCAAATTCTTTTGACCAGAACTCATCAGGTCGTTCACGCCATTCACGGGAATGTTGTGTATCACCTTCTAACAAGTGTCTTGGCCAATCAAACATTTCTGCGGCAACATCTTTAACACCTTTGGCAAAACTCATCGGAGTAAAACCAACATCTTTAAGAATGTCACCAGCAGTACCTTTACCTGAACCAATGAATCCAAGTAAACCAACAAGCATTACATTTCTCCAACGTAATTTGCTACAGCAGGCATATCGCCTTGGAAGTGGTAAGTACCGATGTGTTGTGTACGCATCCATGGGCAGAGCCAGATTTGACCACCCATATTACGCCACCATTGGCAGAACATGTAATCTTCTGATAGATAACGTTCAGACTTTGGATCAATCACGGTATCAAAGTATGCATGAATGTAACGTGAACCATCAAAGTGTGCTTGACCAACGTGATCTGGCTTGTACTTGAGATGTGGGTATTGTTCCGCAAATTTAGGGAACACTTCACGTTTAATCATCATAAAGCCTGTACCAATTTCCATAACCTCAAGTGGTTCAGAAACGGAGAATTGTGCAGTACCTTTTACTGGATTGAAAACATAATCACCAGTAAGTTTCTCTAATACACCAGGTTCAATGTCTGGATGCATCTGTACGGCTTTCTTGATGTTAGTCCATTTGATGGCTTTCTTAGGGTAAGGACCACCAATGACATCACGATCCAATGCTAACATTGCGATAACATCTTGCGGATTAAAGTTAATGTCTGAATCAATGAAGAGCATGTGTGAGCAATCAGAACGATTCAAGAACTCATCAACTAGATAATTCCTCGCACGTGTAATTAAAGACTCATTAAATAGGAAAGAGAATTTTACATCAATTCCGTATTGGATGCACATACCTTGAAGGTCAAGGCAAGCCTTCATGTACAATCCGTGATTTTGTCCACCATACATCGGTGTGGCCACAAATAGCTTATGTTTTCTTAGTTCTTCTGTTTTGATTGAAATTTCCATTTGCACTCCAAAAATAAAAAAAAGGAGAGACCATTAATGAATGGTACTCTCCCGTATCAAACCATCAATTAAACGGTTTGTGGACGAACGCCCATAGCACGGCATTGTGCTTTGAAAGACTTCGATGGTGTTCCTAGACGATACACCGCAACTTTAGAACCATCTGCACGTGATTTCATGTTCGTGTAGATTGCATAACCTTCGCTACGCAATTCAGCAATACGTGCGGCAACGTTTGTGATGCCGAAACGGGCACGGGCTTGTGCTACGCTGAAGGTGTTATAACCAGTAGTTTTGGTCAAAGTTTGCAACATTTTTTGTTTCGCAGTCAGTTTTTTCATAATAAACTCCATGTTTAAGTTAAGTTAAATTCTCATAAGAGAACGTGTATCATACTATTATGTAGGTCAAAAGTCAAGTGTTTTTGTGGTACACTTGCT